AAATCACTTTTGAATTTTTACCAATGTTGTATTTCTGGACACCCTCTAAAATAATCAGATACTACATTGATAGATATGACTCAAAAATGATTTACTGGAAAGAATAGTAAATCACTTTTGAATTTTTACCAATGTTGTATTTCTGGACACCCTCTTATAGAATTTGGTTGAGGATAATTTTAAGAAACTATCGAATAATCGCTTAAAATCAAACAGTGAATCTGATTTTAAGCAAGAATATAAAATACAAATTATTTTAATCTTTTTAACGAAGATCGCATTTCTGGACACTCTCTTAGTTTTATTTTTTTTATATCTCATAAAATTGACATAATTTGGTCTCAATATGATGACTTCACCAATTTTCATTAAATTTGGAACAAAATCCAAATGATGTCCATCATCATCATAAAACCAACAGTTGTGTCCGGTCATGACATCACCAAAGAGGATAAACTGAATCTCTTTACCACAACCTGACTGATTTAGCTTTTGATGTTGTACACACAAAAGGTCCTTTTGTACCTGTCGCGAACAATATGGACCCTTTCCGTTATGGAGTATATATTGACAATACATTCGAACTATATATTCTGTGAATATTTTGTTGAATTGATTTTAAAATCAATTCAACAAAATATATACATATCATGTATTAATGACCTTTGGCCTGTTTGCCACAATGTTTTGGTAAATATTTCTGTAGGTCAAAATAGGTAATAATTGGTTCCCCATCGGCTGATAATCTTCCACCGGTTTCAACAAATTCCTGTTTGTCTATACCGAATAGTTTAGTTGTCTTCTCATCAAGATGAATATCACGTTTATCAGATTCATTTTTCCTCATTAATGAGGTTCTGAAATGATTACACAATGCTGACGTTAGTTCATTACGCGCTAATAAACACCCAGATTCAATTTTGATTGGACATGTTGATTGATCATTGATTTTACGTTGTATTTGAGTAATACCAGCATTTTTCACTAAATAGTCCACCATTTCGTCACTGATAGGGGATGGCAATGCGAATCCACGTGGTTTGCGTTGGGGTTTTTCACTCTTTTCTTTCTTTATCTTCGTATTTAACTCTTTTATTTCTTTCTTTGTTGACTTCTGTGTCTCACGAGCTAAGGTAATAATTTTACGCGAAATTTCCCTCAATTCACACATTGATTTAATCAATTCTTCGAACATATCATCACTGGGAGGATAAATTTTCTTTGTTCTCGTTCTTCTTTTGGAAGAATTTACGGGTAGTTGTTCTTCTGTTTCGGAAACGTCATCATCATTTTCGTCATTTTCAACTAAAACTTTCTCAGGAACCAGGGTTCTTATAAGGTTAGATGTTTTCTTTATTACATCGGGAAGATCAATGACAACCTCTTTATCCCCATCTTTTTGTTGTGACTCAGAGATTATTGTTTTTGTTTTCAATGTTTTTTTCTGACTCATAATTATGAAGTTATACTTTATAATAGCCGTAAATTCTTATGTAGAAATAAATTGAAACAAATTTAAATTTTTATGATGAAATTATACAAATATTAATAATATTTGTATATGAATTCATTCTCCGACATACCAATATATGTGTAAGTCATTTTGACAGAACTAATGGTCCCATTGATTGTTAAATCATGTTCTAACATGATTGTTTATCGGGCGCCAATAACGTTGCTGATAGCGATACATTAGACCACATACGGGACAATGTTGCACAATTCCACCGTCCATCAAAATCTCGAAATATATTGTATTCCCACATTGATCACATCGTTCAATGTGATCATGATTCACATCTTCAATGTGATTTGGATGAAAAATGCACTGGTTAATAATGCCATATGTGCTATGGATTTGTATGTTTTTATCAGGCACGCAAACGCGAACATATTATATATACATAATTATACTACAATATAATATTATATAATATAGTTATACATATGCAACAATCTATTTATCCGACAGTGACTAATTTATCAGATTATAACAAGGCTTTCCAACAACATATTATACCAAAAAATCCACCAAGTAATTTAGCAGGTCACCAATATTATGATGCGCACAACATTAATTTTGTTGACAAAGTTGCTAATATAGGCACAGATGTGGTAGTTATTGACAGTTCTTCACGTAATTGGGATAAAGAAGACAATAATAACTACACTATTTTTCTCAGTAAAACATTTAATTATGTGCATTCAATCGAGTTAATTGATGGTTATGTACCTGCATCAGGTTATATCGTCAATAATTATAACAATGTAATCCATTTCCAAGAAGATCACGATCCACCAACGAGTGCAGCAGTGAAGCCAGGTAACTATAACATAAAAACATTACTCGATACATTATCAACCATAATGACTGATGCGAGCCCCAATCATTATACTTATAATTGTAGCGTTGACAAAATAACGAATAACGTGACTATTTCATGCAATCATAAGTTTAATTTAATCTTTGCTGATGGTATGGAAGTTGTTGGTGATCGTGGATTCATGGAAACATTAGTGGTCAATTCTGCTACAAATCGCAAGGAAATCCAGAAAGTCGAAGTAAGTGATAGTCGTCAAAAATACATTAAAGACACAATTGGCAAAATATTAGGGTTCAAACCTATTAACATTGAATGCAATAAACATTACACAGGACAAATGGTCTACAGTTTACGACCATATCAATATCTGGCAATTTTTCTAAACACAGAAAATTCTGACAGTTTTGGCAATATTTTGGCACCCAGTCCGGATAATGGAGCGAATGATTCATTTGCTGTCGTTTCATTGGATGGTGGCTGTTACAAACTGAACCAAATCGTGGACAATGGTCATTTCAGTATGGGATTCAATCCACCAATTCATTTTAATAAACTTAAAATACAATTTCGTACCGTGGATGGTAATTTATACAATTTTAACGGAATCGATCACTATTTAGTTTTTGAAATCAAGAGTGTATTTGGTCAAGAAATGGTCAAAAGTCTCAAAAATTTGACATAATGATTAGTTTAAAAATAATGACATATACATATTATAATGGCGAAGTTCTATCCAAATATTATACAATTACCTCATTACGGTATAACATTATCAGGTAAAATACGCGACACAGAATATCCCGGATTAATGATACCTGAAATTAAACTTCTCCTTGATGCCCAAGCCAAACCCAATTTCGAGACGGAATTCATTTTAATCACACATACACACAGTGATCGGTGTGTATCATTACCATTAAAAATGGATAATCAAGTCAAACCTTTGATAGTTTCACCACAAGAGACAGTATATTCTCTAGTAGATTATGTTAACGCTTTGTCGAAATTTAAATATAGTGTTTTCCGTTCAGATAAAATATCAGTAAATCCGAAGTTTATTGGTGCTAGTTATGGTGATCATGTGTCACTTAAAAATAATATGTATGTTAAAGTATATGATTTAGACCATACTATACCTTGTTGTGGCTACGGTTTAAATGTCATCAGGACAGTGCTTAAAAAAGAACATATTGGTATCAATCGGAAAGAAATACTTAAATTACGCAAAGAGGGTGTGTGTCTGACACAAATAATTCATGAACCAATTTTGGTCTTTATTTCTGAAACAACAATATCTGTTTTCGATCAATATCCAGAGTTATATGATTATCCCATTATTGTGCTTGAATGTACATACTTACCAATTAATTCTAATGATGTTGATGAAGAACTTCAACAAGCAATTGACAATAAACAAATACATTGGACACAATTATACCCAATTGTTCAGAATCATACCAAAAACACATTTGTTTTATATAATTTTAGTCAAAAATATTCAAATGATGAGATCAACATATTTAAATCAAGTATCACTGATACGAATATTATCTTCATAATGTAATGAAAATTTGATTAAATAGGTCAATCGGTATTTTATTTTTATAAACCATGAACATTCCGTAGATCAAATCGTTGGTAATTTATCACCATAATGGGCGTGGTTCATCGTGTCATGTCGATATTTACACAAAGGAAAAGTTTGTTGATCATTTCATGAAATATGAAGATAATAAAAGTAATAAGAAGGTCATTGAAACATGGTGTGATAATGATAATTTACTGGGATATTTTGAAAAAACAAAGTGATTACAATATCTCGCCAGGTGTTGTGGATATATCACGGGATGATAAGTGGTTGATTTTATTTGATCATAATTAACAAGCATGTTATCATATGCGAATTGACGTTATTCCACGTGGTTGTGACTGTGATGTGTTCGTTAAAGAACAATATTTTGACAAAACACCAGACGATGAAGCGGTAGAAAACTCACGAATCAATATGACTCAACCACTTGATTGGACTGGGAAAACAAGTTATTATCAATGTTTTTGCACACGAATTTTCCAGTGAATTTTGGGGATGGTCCGATGGAAGCATTGATGCTGGACCATTTGTAGGTGAATGTGATATTAATCATGATATATTAATACCATGTATTAATCGTTTTGATCTTGATACACTCAAATTATGATATGAATCCTCAATCGTTCTATCCATAGATCCATATCTGCACTGAAGAGTATCAATTCAAATAAAATTGATTAATTAACATTGTCAATCAATGTTAGGTTAATCTAACAGATGTCTGACTATAAAAAAGATTTATTTGTGAATAAATCAGGTACTTATCTTATCTACTTGAGAGAGCACCCAACTCACCACGTGAAGGAGTAATGTTTTGATCAACACTACAAAATTTCATACATTAAACGATCATTTGGTAATCATTTAGAGGGTGTCCAGAAATACGATCTTCGTTAAAAAGATTAAAATAATTTGTATTTTATATTCTTGCTTAAAATCAGATTCAATGTTTGATTTTAAGCGATTATTTGATAGTTTCTCAAAGTTATCCTCAACCAAATTCTATAAGGATACATTTGATCACTTAAAATCTATCTTCATTCAGCGGATTTCAGATGTGATCGAACACCACAAAAAACAACATGTGGTAGGAAAAGAACCATTGATTTGAAGCAAGTCCTCGATTGTATGTTTTTTATTGCTGATAATGGTATGTAGATGTCCTACATTAAAGACCAGTTCGGGATTGCAAAAAGCACATATTACTATTATTTTAGAGGGGGTCCAGAAATACAACATTGGTAAAAAATTCAAAAGTGATTGACTATTCTTTCCAGTAAATCATTTTGAGTCATATCTATCAATGTAGTATCTGATGATTTGAAAAATAAATATTTTATTATGATCCATAGGTATTTTTATATTTTCTATAAACTTGAAACACACAGAGTGACACCACATGAGATAGTCTGTGGATGTTTACTTATGGACGAACAATTGATAACATGTGATACATAGTAATGCTAAATACAAACATGTCCGATATGAATCAACGGTCTTGGTGTATTTGATCATCAGTCCTCTAAACCCTCTAATATTACCATTCAATCGCTCAATTCGATTACGATATTGATTGAGCATAGTCATTTCTTCGGTTGGTCGGTGATGACTCATCTATGAGGGAGATCTTGTTCTTTTTGGTTTTGAGATGAGATGTATCTTATGTTTGTGCTCTATCTGGTCA